GACTAATGGACGACAATCTAAGATTTGGCGAGAGCACTGAGACACTTCACAAGCTGAAGGTCACAGACGAAACAATTACCCGCCTCAGCAATGACCTCGCGCATTGGAAGATGGACGTCGATGTCGAAGTTGTGCCTGACAAGGATAAGCTCGGCCTCAAGATCACTGTCACCAAGAACAACGGTCAGGGATTCTTCATCATCGTGAATGCTGCTGAGGTCGAGTACTACACAGCGGACATCGATACGCTGGTATCGAAGCTCACTGAGCGCGCATTCGATTTGCTCTTCAAGGAGCAGATTCGAAACGTCATCACCTCACCAGTAACGAAGGCAGTAGAGAACATCAAGTTCATCGGGAGTAAGGCATGAAGCGTAGTTGGCTAATCAGACTCAAAGAAATCATCATGCGCCGCTCGAAGAAGCCGTGGGCATGCTTCGAAACTTCTGCGCCAGACAAAGACGGCAAGGTAGCATTCTCCATCAGCTACAATGACGCATTCGCACTACGTCTCATTGAGTCTGGTCTCGGTGCGGCAACCTACGAAGAGACTGTTCAGATGTTCTTCCTGCAGCTGCGAATGATTCCAGAAGAGCTCGTCGGTACGGAAGATGCCGTCAATCCAGACGCAACTCCAAACCTAACAAACGAAGCCAATCAGTTCCGCAGGGGCTGATTGCGGTTTACGAACAAATGTTTGCGTGATAGAATGAGCTATAGTCGTCTGAAGGAATTTGTCTAATGCGAAGAATGATTGTCGATACCGCTAACCTACTTTTCCGAGTTGCAGCTGCACATGGCAAGTATGGTCCTCAGGGAACTCCTGAAGAGAAGGCGGGTCTTGCCATGCACATGGCGCTGACCTCGCTCAACAAGTACTACAAGCAGTACAAGCCGGATCAATTGGCTATGACCTTCGAGGGTACCAACAACTGGCGCAAGGAATACACCAAGTCAGATCGTTGTCTTTCGAAGAAGGTCTACAAGGCCAATCGTACGAAAGATCCGTCGATGATTCCATTCTTCGAGCTCATCAAGTCTTTTGAAGACCTCGCGCGCAATCATACGTCGCTCGTCTGCCTGTCAAATCCCGTACTAGAAGGTGACGACATCTTCGCGGGCTACGTTCAGCGATTCGCCAATGCTGGCGACGAAGTAATCGGCATCTCTGGTGACCGAGATTTCGCGCAGCTGCTCAAGCACCCCAATTTCACTCTCATCAATCCAGACAATGGCAAGCCTCGATCGCTTGTCGATCTCTGCGGCGTCGATGACGCAACGTACTTCATGTTCGAGAAGGCAATGCGTGGTGACAAGGGCGACAACGTCTTCCCAGCTTATCCGCGTGTGTTCAAGAAGCGTCTTCAGAAATGTCTCGAGGATGATTACGAGCTGACGAAGATCATGAATGAGACGTGGTCCTTCGAAGACCCCGATACCAAAGAAAAGGTTACGCATCGCGTTGGCGATCTGTTCGAAGAGAACGTATTGCTGATGGACCTTGAAGCGCAGCCCGCAGAAATCAGAAAGGTCATCGAGGAAACTCTCGATCATGAGCTCGTACATCACGGTAAGTTCTCGCACTTCCACTTCACGAAGTTCTGTGGCAAGTACGGTCTCAAGCAGATTGCAGAAAACTCCACTGCCTTTGCCAACATGTTCAGCGTGACTGGCCAAATGTCTCCGCATCGTGCAGAGACCGAAGCCGCGGCTGCCAAGAAGAAGTCGTTGGTAGAATTCTGATGATAAACCTGATCATCTTCCGTATTCCCAGTGACGATGGCGAGGCAACACTCGTCGAGCTTGATTATGTCGGTGAAGAGCTATCTGTCTCGGGCAAGGTCTTTGGGGTTCGTGAGGGCGATAGCTACGCTAACCTGCCGTTTGACCGGATCGTTCTGGCAGAGAAAACTAAGGAGGGTTCTGTCTCCCATGCAGTGTACCAAATTGGCAAAAGCGACCTCAAAACGCCAGAAAACGTGCACGAAATTGATCGCGATAGCCTCAGAACTATCGTTTCGTTCCTGATAAAGGAGCATGAGAAGTCTCTTACTGAGGCTGCTTCTTCAAAGAAGAAGCTTCACTGAATAGCTCGTCTGATTCTCCTATAAATACCGGTGCGTCTTACAGACGTGGGGTTTTCCAAAACGTACGTACGTTATCCCCAAATACCTAGATCAGGAGAATCACCATGGCTGAGGCCAAAGACGAAATCAAGCTCATCAAGTCACCTTCGGGACTTCCACACATTTTCCTATGTGACGTGGACGACTCAGGTCTCCTCAAGGAGATCATGCTGGTGAAGAAGTTTAACGACGGCTCGCTCTACTACGTAGAAATCGATCCGCTCCACAACATCGACAAGGGCCGTATCAAGAAGATCGTTACTTCTCAGCATGCTGACAAGTACGAGTGCTGGGAACTGTTGTCAATGTCGAGACTGTCGAATGGTATGAACGCCCTCGACTTCTTCCACACTAACAACGTAAAGATCAAGCGTCCAAAGGGTGCTCGCGCATCTAACGCCGGCCTTGATAGCGTTCAGGCTTACACGAGCGACAAGGTAATCGGTTCTGACTTCGTCAACCCTGCCGAAGCAACGCTCGACGGTCCAACGCGTTCGTTCCAGCAGTAAGAACACGCTGACGTAAGTCAGCATTTACAGGGGCAATAGGTTGTCTCAACTATTGCCCCTTGTAGTCTCTGCCAGGTTCAAGTTTATTACGGACCTGTTACAGCGTATAATGAATAAGTGGACAGATGTGTCCACGGAACTTTGCATCCTGATAAACTAGCACTTATCAAGATCAAAAAGCTCTGCTATCTGTTTTCAGAAAGTAGACCGACCCTTAAACAAGGAAGGAGACACCCATGAAGATGAGCAACTTTCTGCTCTCGGTCGTAGCTATGTTTGCACTTGGCGTTGCTGTCAATGCGAGCACTTTGGTAATTCCAAAGCAGCCAACATCTGTTACCTACATTCCCGCTAAGGATGACGGTAACACTCGAGGTGGTGGTATGGCAATTGAACTACCCGCAAACCCAACATCGCGTCAAGCACGAGTTCTAACGCTAGCGTATCAAATCGCCGAACGTGACGGTCATCGTTACCCCCAGCTACTACAGGGAATCCTGCTACAGGAAACTCTAGCCGGTGGGCTCGACAGCTACAACGTTGCCGGTGGCGAATATGGGTTGGCAACCAACAAGCGGTATTATGGACTTGGACAGATTAAACTGTCTGCTGCTAAGGACGTACTTGCCGCATATCCGGTATTGTGGACCGAGTTTGAATTCCACGGGCGCACTGACGAAGAGATCATCGCGAAGCTAATCGAGAACGAAGCATTCAACATCTCGGTTGCCAGCAAGTATCTGCTTATCCTCCGTCAGTACGGATACTCTACACCGCACGAATTGGCAAAGGCTTACAACATGGGCCCAGGTGGTGCTCGCCATGCGGGTGCAACCACGCACTATTCAGAAGGCGTCATGCGTCACATTCAGTCTGTTCCTGCGCGTCTCAAGAAAGGCGCTACTGAATCGTGACAGGGTAAGTGACCGCTAAATAATTTCGAGTTTACCGTTTAGAGAATTTTGATGTTTCAAACTGTCACCATCCAATCTTTGATCGAAGAGCGTGTACCCTTCCGTCCAATCTCCACGGGCTGGTCTGTCGGTAAATGCGTGCTCTGTAACGACTACAAAGAGCGGGCAGGTTTCAAGTTTGAAGACGGCACCGTCATCTACAACTGCTGGAACTGTTCTACGGGAACAACGTACGAAGAGAACAGCGGTAAGATGTCAAAGACGTTCCGCAAAGTTCTGCGGGCATCAGGGTTCGATGATAGCGAAATTAGTACGGCGGTCAATACTCCCTTCTTCAACAAGAAGCAGGAAGATGACAAGGTCATCACACTCTCGAAGCTGACATCCGTCAAGACAACGACGCAGACTGTCAAGCTTCCATCAGGCTCTCTTCCCATCGGGAACGAAGAGCATCTGGAATACCAGCAGGCGCTGGTGAATTACTTGGTCGGACGTTGCGTCGACGTCTCCAAGTTTGAGTTCTTATTCTCGCTAGAGAAGAGATTCAAAGACCGAATCATCATCCCGTTCTATCGCAACGGGAATCTGATATACTGGCAGGCGCGTTCGATTGACCCAACCGAAAAGAAGAGGTATGACAATGCGCCTGTCAGTCGCGACGCTGTCATCTTCAACCACGATCAACTCCAAAGTTATTCGCGTCTTCCGCTCTTTGTAACCGAAGGCGTGTTCGATGCTATGATGGTTGATGGCGTGTCAATCTTGGGAAGCCAATTGAGCGAAGCAAAAGCTGATTTGCTTTCTAAGACTCAGCGCAGGCTAATTTTCGTAATAGATAAAGACAAGAATGGTGCACACCTCGCCCAAGAAGTAATCAATCGAGGTTGGGAAATTGCATTCGCTCCCAATGGAGCAGCCGACATTAACGCCAGCGTTCAACGCTTCGGCTTGAGCTGGACCATTTTCGAACTGATGAAGTCCGTTCCCAAGGACAATGATGGTGCCAATCTATCAATCAAAATGAACTGTAGGTGAACGTGGACGTAGAAAAGCAAAGATTGATTCTCAGCCTCATTGCGGGTAACCGCGATTTGATGGCACTCACGTCGGGCATCATGCGCCCTTCGTACTTCGATCCCGCCATGAAGAAGACTGTCAAGTTCATGCTTGACTACTTCGAAGAATATCGGGACGTTCCAAAGCTTGCAACCATCCGTGCAGAAGTCGGTACGGTTCTAGAAGACACTGGCCCCATAAATCGGGCTGACGCTACGTATGTCGCTAACGAGGTAGAAGAATTCTGCCGCAACCGCGCCGTCACTGAAGCAATCCTTCAAGGTCCTGACCTTCTGTCTAAGGGCGACTTCGGTAAGATCATTTCGACCCTCAAGGACGCAATTTCTGTTGGCCTTCAGAAGGATATGGGTATCGATTACTTCGAGAACCCAGAAGAGCGTCTCCGTAAAACTCTCGTACAAGAAGCAAAGATCAGCACTGGCTGGCCTGAGCTAGATGCAATGATCGGTGGTGGCGTTGGTCGTCAAGAGCTCATCCTCTTCGCTGCTAACTCCGGTGTCGGTAAGTCAATGACGATGCTGAACCTTGCTCGCAACTTCCTTGCGCAGGGTCTTAATGGCGTTTACATCTCGCTCGAAATGTCTGAAGGTGTTGTCTCGAAGCGTCTCGACTCGATGATCTCGAAGATCAGCCAAGACAATCTCCTCAAGGAAATGTCGAAGGTTGCTGCTGAAGTTGAACGTGCTGCTGGTACAATGGGCAAGTTCATCATCAAGCGTATGGCTGAAAACCGTACCAACGTCAATGATGTTCGCAGCTGGCTCCAGCAGCTCGAGCAGTCGAAAGGATTCCGTCCTGACTTTATCGTCATCGACTACATCGACATCATGGGCACGACTCACACCATCGCGTCTGACAACCTGTTCGTCAAGGACAAGTTCGTAACTGAAGAAGTCCGCTCGCTGGGTCTCGACTTCGATGCTATCATGATCTCGGCTTCGCAGCTTGGTCGTGGTGCTATCGACGCAGACAAGGTCAGTCAGGCTCACATTCAGGGTGGTATCTCCAAGATAAATACCGCGGACTACGCAATCGCACTTAAGCAAGATGATTTGATGCGTGCTGCCGGCGAGATTTCCTTCGAGCTTCTGAAGGCACGAAATGCAAATGGTGTCGTACGACATTCTATCATGAGATGGGATGCCATCTCGCTGTTGATCACGTCGCTGAACAAGGGTAAGCCTGGACTCCCGTTCAAGCCCAAAAAATCCGTCGTACTAGATACTGACGGTACGCTTTTCTCAGGTAAGACATCGGACAAACCAGCAGGCGTTCTTGGTCTGCTAGAAACTTAAACCCATAGGAGATACACATGAACATCGTAGCACCGCTTACTCTGACCGTTGATGGCACCGAATACACCGTCGACAGCTTCAGCGAAACCGTCCAGCGTCTCGTAGCCATCCACACCAAGTGGCGTAATGAGCTGCAGGACGAGCGCCTTCAAGTCGCAAAGACCGAAGCTGCCATTCGTGCCCTTGACGTCGAGCTGACGCAGACCGTCGCAACAGAGCTGGCTGAACGTGGTGTTGGAGCTGCTTCGCCTGAAGCAGCAGCCAATGCTGAAGCTGCCGCAGCACAGGCTAGCTGAGTCATTCAGACAAGCTGAATGCACAAGGGGCATTACTGCCCCTTGTGCAGTGTGTTCATCTCGGCATCCTGCTCTATAAATAGCTAGTCGATTATCGCACGGTTCTTAAAATGATCAAGCTTCTCACCATGGCTGTTCTAGCCGAAGGCATCACCCACATTGAAGACCTGAGCAATGGCGAGTTCATTCGCACGGTCGAAACAATGAGGGAGAAAATCGTCACTGAGAAACTTGACGGTGCAAACCTTTGGTTCGGTCTAGACGATACTGGTCTCTTTACGTCACGTGAAGGCAAGTCTCCTAAGAGAGGACGCTTCTATGATGTAGGCGACTATCCTTCTGGTGCGAACAATAACGGCTTCAGAGCTGCTCATCTTGCTGTCGAGAAGATGGAATCTGTCATTCGTAAGTATCTGAAAGAAGGTGACATGGTAGAGATGGAAGTTCTCTACGGTCGTCAGCCAAATACGGTTACGTACGGTGTAGAGGGTAAGAATTTCATCGTCATCATTCGTGGCGTCAATGGAACTCCAGAAGAGCGCGTACAGAATCTGTCTGCCGCAGTCAATGGCAAGAAGGTCCAAGTCGAATCAACTATCGTATCCTCTGGAGACGGTGATTCGCTAGAGTCGAATGACGAAGTAATGACTTGGGAATTCACAAGCGTTGCTCCGCTGCCAGCTAAGAAGGTTGATACAGCCAAGACGACCAAGCTGCTAGACAGCATGAAGACGTTCCTCAAGGCTAAGAACGTAGAATTCTCGGACATGACCAATGGCGAAGTCGCTGAACTCAGCTTGACTTCCATTCCAAAAGACCGCCGCGAAGCAGCTAAGGCTGAACGTGAAGCCGTCAACCAGGAAATCCTGGA